CCGCAGCAGTTCGGCGTCGTCGTACTGATCCAGCTCCCACAGGCGCACCAGCGCGTTCGCCATCCACGGCACGCCCCGCAACTGGCCGGGCCGGAGCGACCGGAACAGATGCATGACCTCCGCGGCGGGAACCCGCATCAGTTCCAGGTCAGTGGGGAAGAAGATCCTTTCGCCTGGATGCTGCTTGTAAAAGTAGTAAGCCGTGCGGCGACCGGACGGGTCGAACTCGATGGACGCGCGCACGACGTTCCCCTGCGGTGTGTTCGGCGTGGGCCGCGCCAGGTAGAACGGCAACTGCTCCGCTTCGATCAACTGGAACTGAAGCGGCACGCTCAAACCCTCGCGCAGGTCGCGGTCATGCCGGCGCGCGAAGCACTCGCCGCCCTCGACCATCGACCGAAACGCGAGCGCCTGAAGACCGTAGATGTCGGTCATCCCGGCGGCGTCCGCTTCGTTTGCCCAGAGAGACCACAGCGCCTGGAGTTTCTCCTTCACCGCGAGCTTCGGGTGCATCGACTGCGGCTTGATGCCGGTACCGATGGCGTTGCACACCCACTCGTCCACCGCTTTCGATGCCCACCCGTCCTTGCGGATGATGTCGCGGGAACGCGCCACCAACTGATCCGCGCTCTGATACCAGACCGAGTTGATAGCGTCGCGGGTCGTGACCCAACTGCCCAGCCGCCGGCCAGCCGTGGCGCCCTCGTACGGCGAACCGCTGGCGCGCCGCGTGGGTGGCTGCGCGGGCGCACCGCTCCCGCCCCGCTTGAAGCGGGTCAAGAATGAACCAAGGTTGAACACGGAAAGGACTCGACCGCTGCGTGTGTTTGCAGAAAGTTAGCGGTGAACTTGACTTAACGGCCCGGCCTGCCAGATTGACTCGGGGCTGCCTATTCGCCGCCCGCCTGTTCGCGTTACGGCCTCGGGGTGGAAGAAAGGAACCTATTTGGTTCTGCGGAACACAAAGGTCACTTCGTCGGTAAGCGCATCGGCTTCAGATGGAAGCTGAAATTCAGACACCACCACAGCACTAGGCTCACAAGAGACAGTCCTATGTAGAAAACGGCGACTTCCTTGAATCTCATCGTCCGGAAGACGCTCGTAAACGCGCGGTATTCTTTTGACTTCGACAACTGCTGAGCCCTTGGATCTAGCACAACGAATCCTATCAACTGGCGCTGCTTGAACGATTCTCTTAGAGCAGGACCGTTGAGGAATTGTGAGATTGTCTGCGAACGAAAGATGAAGCTGCGTTGGATACGCCTCCACCAAGCGTCGACGAAAAGGAATAGGAGCGGAAGAATCGAAGTGAGCCACAGCATCGGGTGAAGTTGCGCCTGTCCTAAAACCAGTCCTACGCTTCCAGCCCAAGTCACGATAGCCCAGTTCTTTACCTTAGCAGTGGTCTCGTCGAGGCGGCCAATGGCATCGTTTATATGCCCGAACTCCAACTTCAAGAAGTCGAGCTGGTAAGCAAATGCCTCGTCTCGGTCATCCGGGGGTGGCGTGTTTCCAGTTGTGCCTGATTTAGCCATTTGGTTGATGATAGCTCTCTATGGCGAATGAAGAACCTCGGGATTGAAGTGGTCCCAGAATTGCTCTTGCCGGAGATCGGTCAATAAGGATGTTTTCCCTCCCAAGCTTTGGCAGGACTACAGGCCCTTGCTCCCCGACAGTTGGTACTGCCGAACTCGCTTACCGGACTGCTGGTTCAGCGAGCTTTGCACAACCGAAATCGCGCGTTGCAACTCCTGGACGGAACGGTAGGTCATGCTCCGTCCTTCGAATGTGACCGTCAACGTGCCGGAGGCCAGCGCCTCTTGCAACGCATCCAAGTGACTCTGCGTATACGCCATCGCTTCCTCCTTTCAGAACCGGCCCCACGTCCGACGCCTTGGCTGGCGCGGTTGTGGTTGCGGCTGCGATCCCGCTGGCGCGGCCGGAGCAGCCGGAGATGGTTTCTCCGGGCCCTTCGGTACACCCATGCGGTCCTCAATCGCCTGCCAGTGTTTGTCCTGGTAGCGGTCCAGCCCGATCCTGCTCGCCGCCGCGCGGGCGTAGACCCTGCAATCCAGGGCCTCGTTGCGTTCGCGCATCTTCTGCCACTCGTGACGCCGGTAGCCCTTCACAATCTTTGTGACCAGTTGTTCGGCGGTGATTTGCTTGAAGTACTCCTCGCTGTAGTGGGGGAAGTGGCAGTATCCCGGTGGGAAAGTTTGCCCCTGCTGGAGGTCCTCGTCGGTGGGTCGTTCGAGGCGCAGCCAGCGGTACAACTCCTCTTTCGCCATGCCGGAGTTGACTGGCCAGACCTTCACGCCCCGCTTGATCTTGGCACCGAGAGGTCCAATCTCAATCGGCGCGGGGTTGCCCAGGAGCGCTGCCGCGCGCGAGTCGCCTTTGATAACGACCACGCGATGGCCCTGTTTCCTGGCCCACTGGTAGACTTCCGTCGCGGCGTACCCCGAGTCCACCGCGAGTTGTGTGATCGGCACTTCGAGACCGCTTGCGCTCGTGAACGTTTCATTCAGCAGCCCGGTGAGTTTGTCCCACACCTGCGGGCGCGAGGTATCGCCCTCGAGAACGCGATAATCGACGGACCAGGATTCCTTGCCGCGTCCCCAGGCAACGATCTCAACTTCGATGCGATCCTTCTGGACGTCCGAGCCCGCCGTGAGGAACAGACCGCCGCGAGGGATGATACCGGTCTTCAGATCCTCGCGCCGGTCGTACAGCGCTTTCCAATCCGGCGCCTCGCCCAGCATCGTCCACGTCTCACCCAGCACGGTGTTCACGAAGACCTGGAGCAGCGAGGAGTTCTTCTGGGCCTGCTCGAACTGCCTGGCGGCGTCGCCCCACGAGAACCAACCGACCGGACTGTACAGGCTGGAGATATGGAAGCCCGCCGTCCTGCCGTCACCCTTGGCTCCGGCGCGCCACTCGCCGCGCGCCAGCATCGACTGCTTCTGGTGGTTGCGAATCTCCTGGCCGCAGTGCTCGCAAACGTAAACCGCGCTTTGCGGATCGCCCTTCGGCCACCGCAGTTGCGCGAACTTCAGGATCTGGAGATCGCGGCAAGTCGGGCAGGGCACCCAGTACTTCCGCTGGTCGCTCTCCTCATACGCCGCCTCGATCCGGCTCATGCCGGTGATCTTCGGCGTCGAGACCAGAAAGACTTTGCGGCGGGCGAAGGTCCGCGTGCGCGCCATCGCCAGCGTGATCGGGTCGCCCTCGCCTTCCACATCGCCTGGATAGGCGTCCACCTCGTCGAGGAACAGGTACCGCGCCGCCATCGAGCGCAGGCCTACCGCGCTGTTCGCGCCGGTCATCACCAGTACGCCACCCGGAAAATCCTTCGACAGGACCGTGTTGCCGGAGTCGCGCGACCGGGGATCGCGGACGAGCTTCCGCAGGACATCCGACTCCTCGATCAGCGGTTCGATGCGCTGTTTCGAGTTGCGCTTGGCCATCTCGACGGTCGGCTGCACCGACATCATCGGGCCGGGAGCCTGGTGGATGACGTACCCCATCCAGTTGTTGCCGCACTCCGTGCCGCCGATCTGCGCGCCTTTCATGAAGGCCACGCGCTCGATCAGCGATGACGGCGACAGGCAGTCCATGATCTCGCGCAAGTATGGCGTCCGTTCCGTACGCCAACGCCCGTGCTCTGCCGATGCGCGTTGCGAGAGCCAGCGGTAACGATCCGCCCACTGGGAAATCGTGAGCAGCGGGTCCGGTCGCGCGCCAGCCGCCGCCGCGGCACCGTAGATCTCTTCAGCCGTTAGATTCGTCGGCAAAATCATTCAGGGCCTTCCGGATCTCAGTCGTGAGGAGCGCATGCACCGTGGTCTCTACTGTCTCGGCGGCAAGCATCGCCGCCAGGCGGTCGGGGAGGTTGATCATCGCGTCGCGGAACTGCCGGAACTTATTGAAGGCGGCGACCTGGACTTCTTCGCCCGAGACGAGCTTCGCGATTCGTTCCTCGTAATCGATCTTGGCGAGGCGCGCCTGGTA